ATATATGGATAATTCGGACATTTTATAAATATTCTACCGAACTCTGTTCGGTTTTACAAAAAAAACAGGTTATCTATATATGTAAAGATAAATATATTATCTTTAACGGAGTTGCCTCCGTTTGGACTACGGCAACTCCTTAATATATATAATATTATATAATATATGGGAGAAGTCTACCGTTTTTTCCTACCGTTATTATACCGATTTTTAAGGGACACAGAGGGCGACGCAATGGGCAGAAAACCAGGGGTACAAAGTATCCCAAAGGGCGAGGCTCAGAAGAAAGTTCTAGCCCTACTGGAGCAAGGCTCCACCATCACTACCGCTATGGCAGCCGTCGGACGTAACGATGTTACCTTCCGCCAATGGTCAATGCAGGACCCTGAGTTCAAGGAGTCCGCTGACAAAGCCCGCCTAGCAGGTAAAGGGGTCAAGGCTGACCTGAAGGAACTCAAGGACATCTCCTACGAAGATTTCTGTACCCAGTTCCTAGAGACCAAGATATTTCCTCACCAGAAGAACTGGATTGAGTTGATAGAGGGCAAGGACCCATCCTGGCTCCACCCCTCAATGGTTTACGAAAAGGCATCAGAGAAGCGCATCCTAATCAATGTGCCACCTGAGCACGCCAAGTCGACAACCATCACAGCCAACTACGTAACTTGGAAAATTGTGACCGACCCTAACTCACGGGTTATCATCGTATCCAAGACTCAGAGTATGGCTCGCAAATTTTTAGGTCAAATTAAGGGACGCTTAACCCACCCAGACTTTACCAAGTTGCATACAGCATTTGGTCCTAATGGTGGTTACAAGTCTGACGCTACTCAATGGTCAGCAGATATGATTTATTTAGGTACAGGTCGAGACTCTGGCGAGAAGGACCCTACGGTGCAAGCCTTGGGTATTGGTTCCCAGATTTACGGTGCTCGTGCTGACCTGATTATCCTAGATGACGTTGTGATGAACTCAAATGCCCACGAATGGGAGAAGCAAATTGAATGGCTTCAAAAAGAAGTTATCACTCGTTTGGGTCGACACGGCAAACTACTTATAGTAGGGACCCGTGTTGCCCCAATTGATTTATATAAAATGCTACGGGACGGTTCGCAATGGACTGGCGGTAAATCCCCTTTCACCTACTTCGCATCTCCAGCAGTACTGGAGTTTGATGAGAAGCCTGAAAACTGGAAGACGCTGTGGGCTAAGACCGACAGACCAGAGGGCGAATCAGATGAACCAGATGAAGATGGGTTATATGCAAAGTGGGACGGACCATCGTTATTTACACGGCGTTCAGAAGTTACCCCATCTGTTTGGGCAATGGTTTACCAGCAAGAAGATGTCATTGAGAATTCTATCTTTTCGCCAACTTGCGTTGCGGGATGCGTTAATGGAATGCGAAAAAGAGGACCTCTCAAACCTGGAGCAGCAGGACATCCGAAGCATATTGAATCTGCATATACAGTTATTGGGCTCGACCCAGCGATGGCAGGAGCCACAGGAGCGGTAGTAATCTCTTATAACCGTTCTGATGGAAAGATATATGTTTTAGATTGTGTCAATATGACAGATACAACCCCTCAGCGCATTAGAGATTTAATTGAAGAGTGGGTTATCAAATACAAGCCCCAAGAAATTAGAATTGAAATCAACGCTCACCAGAAGGCTTACGCCCTAGATGATGAGTTAAGAAACTGGTTAGCCCAATATGGCTGCCAACTTAACTCGCACTTTACTGGTAAGAATAAGTGGGACGCAGGATTCGGTGTGGCATCTATGGCTTCACTGTTCGGCACCATACGTGACTCAAGATTCCAAGATAACAACATTATAGAGTTTCCTTCTAACGAAGGCTCTGAAGGTCTTAAGACGTTAGTTCAACAACTAATAACTTGGAAGCCTGACACTAGAAATCCTACAGATACTGTAATGGCTCTATGGTTTGCAATTATTAAAGTAAGAGAATTAATGCAACAAAGTTCAAATGCTTCTAAGTTCGCCAGTAACCGCTGGGCGACTAAAGCACAAAAGCAACAAAGATACTCAATTGACTTAAACGATGCCTTTGCAGAGCAATGGGCTGAAACATACACTTAGGAGATAAAATGGCACTTCCATTAATTGCAGCAGGTATTGCTGCTAGAGCAGTAGCAAAGAAATTAGCAACAAGAGCAGCAGGTGGTATCACTGGCGCTGGAGCAAAACAAGTAGCCCCTGTATATCGTGAGATGGGTGCTGGCTCAGTTAAAGTTGTACCTAGTAGCACAAAAACTCGAAGAGAAGTTGTAAACGAGATGAGCACTAGTATTGCAAAAAAAAGAAAATCTGGAGAACAAGCAAAAAGTATTAAAGATTCAATAGAGCCAATTTATAATACTTATAAAAAATCTCCAACAGTTAAGGTTAACAGCAACCCAACACGTTCCAGATAAATAATTTTTTCTATCGTTAGGATATAAATGGCTTTAGATATTAGACAAATTGCTGCACGAGTTGAGTCACTCAAGTTTCGTGCTGCAGAGCGTGATGCTCGTGCTGGAGATGTACTTGCTGTACGTCAAGGCAAAATCGCATCTGTTTATCCTGACTTTTTTCCAGAGGGCGTAGACGCAAACGTAGTTGCAAACTTTATTGATATTGTTGCTCGTGACTTGTCAGAAGTTATGGCACCTCTACCAGCAGTTAACTGTTCGGCAGCAAACTCTGTTTCTGACCGTGCCCGTGTTTTTGCTGATAAGCGCACCCGTATTGCCTCTAACTATTTTAATCACTCTGACCTTGCGGTACAAATGTACTCAGGAGCAGATAGATACATAACCTACGGTTTTAGTGCATTCGTCGTAGAACTTGACGAAGAGAACCAGATGCCACGCATCCGCATTGAAAACTCTAGAATGGCTTATCCTGAGTTTGACCGCTACGGACGTTGTGTTGCATTCGCTAAACTATACACACTGACACTAGGTGAGTTAACTGCTCAGTTCCCAGAGTATGAGCGTCAACTGCTTGGACCTATGGGTTATGACCAAGACCTAAATACTCTAATTGAAATTATTCGTTACTACGACAAGGACCAGTCAGTAGTATATGTTCCACGTCGTGATAATTTAGTTTTATCTGTTGCAAAGAACCCAATCGGCAAGTTAATGATTGTAGTAGCCAAGCGTCCAAATGTTGACGATGAGATTCGTGGACAGTTTGATGATGTACTTGGTATCCAATTACTACGTAACCGCTTTGCAATGTTGGCAATGGAAGCAGCAGAGAAATCTGTTCAGTCTCCTATCGTACTTCCTAGCGATGTTAACGAACTACAACTTGGTGGCGATGCGATTATCCGCACAGCCAACCCAGCAGGTGTACGCCGTGTAGAACTTACTCTACCTCAAGGTGCATTCACAGAACAAACATTATTAAATCAAGAAATGCGTGTAGGTTCACGTTATCCTGAATCTCGTACAGGAAACATTGATGCTTCAATCGTAACTGGTCAAGGCGTTCAGGCTTTGATGGGTGCATTTGATACTCAAATTAAATCAGCCCAAGCAATCTTTGCTGCAACATTACGTGAAGTAATCAGCATTTGTTTTGAAATTGATGAGAAAGTATTCCCTGGCTCCAAGACTATACGTGGCGTAGATTCTGGCTCTCCATATGAGATTACCTACGACCCAACAAAAGACATCAAGGGTGATTACTCAGCCGATGTTAGATATGGAATGCTTGCAGGTTTGAATCCTGCCCAGGGATTAATTTTTATGTTACAGGCATTAGGCGGAGGTCTTATCTCTAAAGATATGGCTATGCGTGAAATGCCATTCTCTGTTAACGTAGGACAAGAACAAGAGAAAATTGAAATTGAAAATATGCGCCAATCGCTATTGTCTTCAATTCAAGCATATAGCCAAGCAATTCCAGGTATGGCTGCTCAGGGTCAAGACCCAAGCGATATTGTAAACAAGATTGCAAATGTAATTAAGTTGCGGCAAAAAGGGACGACAATAGAGGAAGCAATTGCTGAGGTCTTTGCACCTGCACCAGCACCTGCTCCTACACAACAGGTTCCTCCTGTTGGTGAGGCACCTATGGTTGAGCAAACGTCCCCTGCTCCCGCAGCCCCACCAGCAGGAGGCGCTCTTCCAGAGCCAACTCCAGAGCCAGATATTCAAACAATTCTTTCTAGCCTTACCTCTTCAGGTAAAGCAGGAGGACGAGTAGTCACAAGAGGCTAACTAAGTAGGGGACAATGACAACAATAATTGGTTTAGAATATAAAGACCGTTGCTTCTTAGTTGCTGATAGTCAAACAACTGATGAAGGTGGACGTATCTATAGCCATCCTGAAGTTAAAAAGATTTCAGAGAATGGCTCATTCTTAATCGCAGGTTCTGGCGAAACGCTACCTTGCGATATAGCACAGCATATATGGGAACCACCTGTTCCTACTAAGCAAGACAAAGAAGACCTTTATCATTTTATGATTGTAAGGGCAATGCCATCTCTACGTAAGTGTATGTCAGAGAATGGTTATAACTTTGACGAAGATACAAAAGAAACTCGCTTCCAGTTTATTATGGCTGTTGGTGGAGAAATCTTTGATATTGACCAAGAATTATCTATTAGTAAATCTGCAGATGGAGTATACGCTGCAGGTTCAGGAGCGCCTTACGCACTAGGTGCAATTTACGCAGGAGCAGATGCTTACGAAGCAATGGAGATTGCTAGTAAATTAACTGCATTTACTGCAGGACCTTACATATCAAAAGAACAACCTAAAAAAATTAAGTAGGAGGCATAATGGCTGGCAACGAAAATAGCGGTGGCAATAGACCAGATGCTCCACAAAATAAATTTGGCATATCAGCAACTGGTGGTGCTGGGTCTAAAGATGGTCAACCAAATATGTACATACCAGATATGAAAAGTTTAGGTTCTACTGGAGTAGAAACTATGGCGCAACAAGGTGGAGCAAAATTGGCTAAAGCAGAATCAGTACCAAGCGGGATGGGTATGGCAAGTATTAGAACATTATTAGATGACACTCAGAATCCTATGGAGCCACAATCCGCTGGTGTAGATTTTGGACGTGGTGCAGGAGCATCTGTTCTTCCAGCCTCATTACGTGGCGACCAAAGACAACTTGAAAACAAAGCAATTGTTGCTAAGTATATGCCATCACTTGTTGCTGCTGGACAAGACCCAGATGCACCAGATTCATATAAACAATTTTTAAGTTACATTATCAAAGAGATGCAATGAGTGCTTTTAACCCTGGCAGCGTATTTGACAATGTAGATAAATTTGCAAGTTCATTAGGTTATCAAAACCTAGGAATAGTTATGAAACTATCACTAATGCCTTGGGACTCGGTAGATGATAGAGATGCTTTTATAGAAGCAATTACCCAAGAACAACCTCAGGGCAGTAAACCAAAACGTAAAAGAATTTAAGGAGATATAATGTCATTATGGAATAGTTTCCTAGACAATATCGCCAAACCCATAGGTAATACCTTAGGTGATATTCCTGGCATTCTTGCAGGTACTTTGGGTACTGCTGGTCAAACCATTAAGAATGTTGTAATTCCTGCTGGTGTTGAGATTGGAACAAGCAAGCAATTAAGTGCTCTTGGATTAGAACAAGAAGCGCAAAATATTGTTAAAGAGAATTTAAAGTATTCAGCAAAAAATCGAGCAAAAGGCGTTGATGTATTAGGAACAGGCGTTAAAGTAAGTAATGACTTAGTATTAAAGGCTGCAGTTGAACTTCACGATGAAGTTATTTCTCCATACATTACACGCCCGCTTGCCACTGGCGCATTGTTAACAGACTTAAATTCTCCACTATATGAATCAGATGAGTTTACTCAAGGCTTTCAATTAGCAGATGTTAAAGAGGCTTACAATCGTTCCGCAGAGGTAAGTCTTGGACAGGCTTTAACCAAATCAGATTTAACCATAATTAAACCTATAGCGAACGTTGTTTTTGACTTAGGTGAAATTGATTTAGACGAAGTTGACTTATGGAATAATGAAGATATTCAAAGAGCATTTGTTGATAATGCTGTAGGTAGATACTTTACTGGAATAACTGATTTTACTGTATCGAACCTAGCAATTGGTGGAGCCTTTAATGTTGCTGCTAAGGTGGGTTCATTAGGTGCTCGTGGTGCTGGTTTAACTACAAAAGTTAACAATCTTGCTAAGGTTGAAAAAGATATTGATGACGGTATTTTGTTCACTCAAAGTCAGGCAGCCTCTGGCAGACAAACCACAATTGGTAATGATATTAACAAGTTAGCAGCAACTACTAACGCTGAAGAAGTTTCTACTATACTTAGTAAATATACAAATAATATTAATTTGTACAGTCCTATCCAAAGGGCAACTGACCCAAATACTATAAAAGATTTAATCCTTGCTGACAAAGGTTACTTACCTGCATTGGATAGATTATCTAAGACAGCGCCTAAAGATTTGTTGTATGAAGCAGCAGATATGAACTCTTACTTTAGGGCTAGAATACTTGAAGAAGGAAAACCCATAGAACTTTCCGATGAGGCTTGGGCTCGTCTAAATCCTGCATTTGATGATGCGATTGCTTATGTCCCAGAATATAAATTTATTAAAGATGCTTTGCTTGACCCTAAAACTGGTACTCCAAATTCATTTGCAAGAGACTATGTACCTATGGAGCCAATTATTGGCAAGAAAGCATTTATTAAAACTCGTGAAAAATTACAGAATTTATCAACTGCTGCCGTTACTAGGGACTTTACAAAACTTGGTGGAATAGAAGAAAGAATTCTTGGCGGTTCCGTAAATGGTCCTATTACAAAAATAGTAAGATTTGTTGGTACTGAAAAGCCAATAGGTTTTGTTACATATTCTGGTGCACGCCCACTCGATGGCTTAAAAGAAATTGATGCTTTTTTTGACGACATTGATTTATTTCGCAATGGTGCAAATCAAATTAACATTACACCACAAACTAAAATTTCTGCTGGAGAATATAGAACTCAAGTAAAATCAGATTTTATAAATGCTAAAACCAATATAGAACGCAATAATGTTCTTGATAAATTAGATGACCAAATGGGTTTAATTATTGGTTACACAAAAGGATTTACAAATACCAAAATAATTAAAGAATTTACTCAAGATATAAAGAATCAAATATTTGGTTCCACTAACTCTATTGCTCAAAAGGGTTATGCAATGGATGCTCAAGCGCACCGTGTTATTACCGATGCTCAAACTCAACGTCAATTAATTGAGTCTCGCCGTATGGTTCCTTGGGGTATTATTGAGCGTGAGTTAACTACCGCTATAAAGAAAAGCAAAACCCAAAGAGGTATTGACCAAACAACAGATGGAATTAGATTTTTTTATGAAACATTTAATAAGTACTGGAGTATTAGTGTACTTGGTCGCTTAACCTACATTCCTAAAAACTCATTTTTTGAACCTATACTTAGTGCTACTTTAGCGTTAGGAAATAGAATTGTAATAGACAATATTCCCAGTATGAGTAAGAATTTTCTTCTTAATAATAAAAACAGAATCCTTGGTACAGCAAATAAAGTTTTAAATAAAAAAGAATTTAAAGCGGTAGATAAAGCAGTATCTGATTTAACTAAGCAATTAGATACGGCTATTGGTATGCTAGATGAATTAACTGCTAATGCTGCTTTATATTTAGAACCAGAAGAATTTGCTGTAAAATTATCTCCTAAAACATTAAGAGATAATAAGCCTTTAATTATGAAAGATTTACAGGCTGCTTCTAAACTTGTAGATGATATTGAATTTCAATTACGTGATGCCGTTCGCCCACACGGTGAAATGGCAAAGGTTCCTACTATCGCATCACTAGAACGTAGAGTTCAATTTTTAGAAAACGAAGTACCTAATAAGGCTCGTTTTGCATCTGACATTGCAAATGCTAAGGCAGCGATTACAAAGGCTAAGGGTTCTATACAAACTCTTGCTCCAGATTCAACTGAAATCCTGGCTGCTAATAAAGAAATTGCAAAACAATACAAGGCTATTGATGAAATTTTTGATGAACTTGGTAAAGCACGTAAAGACCAGGCTGACGTATACCTAAAAGATGCTGCCTACAAAGAGCGTTTTTATGGAAAACCAGAACAATACAGAATAATTGCTGGACAATGGGTTCCTATAGAGTCATTATTTAGTAAGAATAAATTTGGTTCTGCACTTACAGAGGAATTTTCTAACTCACGAACAATCTCTGCTGGTTATCTCGGACAAGTCGGTCTTGGTAATAGTTCTAATTTAATTTTAAAACGTGGACCAGCAACTGTTACATCTGTTAGTGACCCATTGTATTTTGATGAATTAGCATACTTCGTAAATCGCTCACTTCGTGGCGATAAATTAATTGATAAAATTTTTGATGGAATGAATGAAAAGCAACTTGTTGACTGGGGATTATCTAGTGAGGGTAAAACTTATTTTTCCCAATTTGGAGAAACTACTCCATCTGTAATACTAGATACAGTTAGAGATAGAATGGGTTTAGTTAATAGATATTTACCAAATATCGAAGCCCAAAAACTTGCTTTATCAAAAGAGGTTAATTCTGCTGAACTAGCAAAATTACTTGGTGATAATCTTAACAGACTTAGCCCAATTCATCCATTAGATTTTAATGTTCATATAGCATCTGAATTTGGATATAGAAATTTAAATAAAATTGAAGATGCACTTAGTAGGGGAGCATCTAAAGTATTTGGATTTTTAACTCGTCCAGAGAATCCAATTCGCTTTGCTGCTGCTGATAGATTTTTTGCTGATGCGTTAGCAAAGAGGGCTAATCAATTATCTGACCAAGGTATGTCTTTTTTAAATAAAGACGGAACCGTAAACTTTGATAGAATAAACTCACTACGTAGTGCTGCTACCAAAGATGCACTAGAGATGAATGAAAAAACATTCTATACAGTTCGCAGACAAAATAGAGCACTATATGCTGCTCGTGTAGCAACCGCTTTCCCTACTGCATCATTAAATGCGTTTTATCGTTATGGACGATTTGCTCTAAAGAATCCAGAGCGAGTCGGTCAGTTCCTATATAATTATCAAGCAGCATTTAGGTCATTTGGCGTAGACCAATATGGTAACCCTACTGATGACCCATTAAAGGCTACACACTTAGTTGTACCAGGAACTAAAGAAATGGGATTCTTTGGAGATAAAGGCATTAGATTAAATGCTCGCTCTATTGGATTCTTACTTAACTATCCATCTCCATCTATATTTTCTAATATAGCGGTAGCGGAAATTTATAAAAGAAAACCAGCAACAGAAGATGTTATGAAGGCTTGGTTGGGTTCCAACTATGATGTTCTTTTTCCATATGGTCCAGAAACCGATTGGACATCTTCACTAGTTCCTCGTTGGGCAAAAGATGCTTGGTTCTATTTAAATGGACCTGAAGGTAATCAAGACTTTTTAAACTCATACAAAGATGTTCATAACTATTATCGTACGTTAGACGAAATGGGAATTATGAAGTATCCTGGGGATAAAATTGTCTATCGTGATACTAAGAGAAATTTTGCGGTTAGGGCTGGCTGGTCATTCGCATCTATTTTTGGCGCACCTGCAAAGGTTGATACTAACCCAACGGCTATCTACGAAGATGCCTACGATATGTTAGTAAACAAATACAGATTAATTGCTAATAATGAGCAGACCGCCCGTGAACTTGCTGGTGCTGAGTTTGTTGCTAAAATGGGTGCAGACTTTCCATTAGACAGAATAACCTTCAAGGGTTCATCTGCCAATGCTTATATTCAACCGAACTACGAATCTTATAAGCGTGTATTTGAAGACAATACTGGACTGGCAGAAGAACTTGCTGCTCAAAGTCCAGAATTAGTTGGTCTTCTTGGTCTAGATATAGATATGAACAAACAAGAATTTAATCTCTCTATATATAAAATACTAAATGACCCAGATACTAAACTGCCTGACGGTAGTCCTCTTAATAATGCTAAGTTGACTGTTAAACAAGAAGAAGAAAAACGTCAGATTAATCGTGCTTGGGCTTTATATAACGAGGTTACAGATAAACTTAAGGAAATTGCTGTTAATCGCAATGAAAATAAATCTCTGCGTTCTTATCCAGATTTGCTAGAGGCTAGAAGAACTTATGCAAGAGAGTATATAAGAGGCGAAAGTGAATCTTGGTGGAAAGAGTATAACGATGCAGTACGTGGAGATAAATCTTTCCGTTATGCTTACGGCTTAAATGCAGTTGTAAGTAATAAAGCCTGGATGGATAAATACGGCAAAACAAAAGTTTGGGAAGACGTATCAACCTTTATCAATATGAGAAATATTGTTGTATCCGCTTACCAAGAATTGCCATTTGGTAGTCCAAATAAATCTAAATTAAAAAAGAACTACATAG